CTGGAAATATTTTATACGGAAAGAGTGATTTAAGAAGGGTCGCTAGTGTCGAAGTTGAATCTATAGACCATTCACCAATTATTGGATATGCTTATGATGGAAATCCAATATATGGGCCATATGGATTTGTAGAACAAACTGGTGGTGTTGTCAAATTAATGAAATCTAGTTATTCTATAAAATTACAAGATAATAGACCACCAATCGCATCATTCCCAGAAGGAATATTTGTTAATGATTATGAATATAAAGAAGTAAAAGATCAATCATATCTTGATGAAAATAATGGAAGATTTTGTGTTACTCCAGAATATCCAAATGGAACTTATGCATATTTTGCTACAATTGATCCAGTTAGTTCTGATACCTCTGGTAACTTTGCACAATATAGAAGACCACAGTTTCCTTACTTAATAGGAGATGGTTATACATCAGTTCCTAATAAATTTAACTTTAAAGCATTATCATGTCAAAAAGAATATGAGTTTCGTAATACGACATGGTTGAGAAATATTGATCCATACAATTTAATAGATGATAAGTTAAGATATGAATACCTTACAATACCAAATGATTTAAAACAAGTTACTGATGTAAAAGCAATAGGGCCTGGTTTCGTTGAAACAGTTGGAATTGAAACTGGAGGACAATCTTACAGAGTTGGTGATGAAGTAGTTCTTGATAATACTGAAACTGAAGGAACTGGTGCAAATATTCGAGTATCTAGAGTTTTAGGAAAAGAAATAAGTTATATTAGTGTAGCATCAAGCACCGTAACAGGAGTTGAGATATATCCTGCTGGTAATGGACAATGGGAGTTAGTTGCTGCCACAACTCATGGATTTAAAGATCAAGACCTTGTAAAAATCAGTGGAGTATCTACAACCTCTTCTAAAATTGAAGGAGTTTGGAAAGCAGGTATCACTACCACGGCTTACTCTCTAACAGGCATAGGATCGACTACAATAGGTCTAAAAGCAGATAGTGTTACTGGTATAGTCACACACATAAATGTTACAGGTGATCTTACAAAACTAAGAGAGAATGATATTCTTGGTATAGGAACTGAGCAAGTTAAAGTTTTAAATGTAGAACCAAGATTTTCAAGAATTAGAATTCTTAGAGGAATTAATGGAACTGGTATATCACATACTGTTACAACAGTTTTAAATTTAGATCCAAGAACCTTAAGAGTTAATGCTGGATTTAATACCACGTATGAATATAGAGTAAATAAACAACTTTACTTTAATCCAGTTAATGCTGTTGCTATTGGAACTGCATTAGGAGTTGGTATCGGATCAACTGTTCCTCTTGCAAATCCCGGAGCTGGTATATCTGAAATATTTAATCCAACAAGATCAATTTATATTAGAGATCATGGATTAGAGACTGGTGATCAGTTAACTTATAATACTAATGTTGGTGCTGGATTATCCGTAATGTTGGATACAGACACTGGTACTCCTATAAGCACTTTAGATGATGGAACAGTTGTTTTTGCAGCAAGAATCAACAGTAACTTAATTGGTATATCAACAGTCAAAGTTGGTTTAGGATCAACAGGAACTTTTGTTGGTATTGCAAGCACAGAACAAAGTTCTTCAACCATGTTCTTTACTGGATTGGGAACAGGATTATATCACAGTTTCACAACTAATTTTGATCCTATAACCGCAGAGATGAAGAGAAACTTAGTAACAGTTTCTACTGCTTCAACTCATGGACTAAAAGGATCTGATACAGTTTATGTTGATGTCAATCCATCAAACACTGGTATTCATACAGTTCATTATAATGATTATAATAGAAGATTTGTTCTTGATCCCAAAGATTTTATTGCATCGGGAGTTAATACAACAACCAATGCGATAACCATTGCAGATCATGGATATGTGAGTGGTGATAAAATTATACACAGAGCCACAACACCATCTGCAGGACTTTTAGATAATAAAATTTATTATATCGTTAGAGTTGATGATAACACATTTAAGTTGTCTGACACATACTACAATGCTACACAACTTAAACCACCAATTATTGGAATTACAAGTGCGTCTGCAGGAACGATTAAATCAGTTAATCCAAAAATAACTGTATATAAAAATTCTACTGTAACTTTTGATTTATCTGACAATTCTTTATCTTATGTCAGCAATGGAACAGCTTATCCCGCTTTCCAGTTTAATCTCTATAAAGATGAGAACTTTACAGAAAAATGGTTTAAAAGTTCTGATGCGAAAAACTTTGAACTCCAGAGAGTAGGAGTTGTTGGAATAACTGCGGATGCTAAAGTTAACTTAACTGTTAATGAAGATATACCAGAGATATTATTTTATAAGTTAGATCCAATATACGAGAGTGATCTTCCTTCATTGAAGAATCAAGCTATCGTTGATGATGAAGCGTTATCTTCTAGTGAGATTCAAGTTAAAGAAAGTGTTTATAATGGAAAATATACAATCGGTTTAACTTCAACAACTACCTTTACTTACAGTATAGCAGAAACTCCAGAACTAAGCACTTACAGTCCTAGTCCAACTATCATCTCATATGAGACTGATTCTACTCTTGCTTTCGGTGCAGCGTCCAAGTTTGAAATTAAAAATCCCGGAAGAAATTATTATTCATTACCGGGTATAACAACGATTACTTCATCTACTGGTAAGGGTGCAATCATTAGTGTTGGTAGCACATCCATAGGTAGAGTTCGTGGAACCAAAATTGAAAATATTGGATATAATTTCCCGATTGATACTACTGTAAGACCTGATGTTAATTTAGGGTTAATATGTGAAATGAATCCATATACCTCTTTTGAGTCCATAGGAATAAACTCAAGAGGAAGAGGATACACCTCTGCACCAGAATTACTTGTATTTGATGGTAAAACAAGAGAGCAAATAGAAGACGTTGAATTAGATTATAAATTAGGTGATCCAATAGTTAACATTCGTCAAAATACTTTTGGAATGAGTAATCTAGAACCAATTATTCTTCCTGTTCAAAATACTAATGGAGTGGGAATTAGTAGTGTTGGTTGGAGCACAAACTCTTATGATGTAACTTTAACTTTAGCGGTTGGATTTAGCACAGCAAATAGTTTTCCATTCTCAATCGGAGACAGAATTCTAGTTGAAGGTGTAAGTGTTGGTGTTGGATCTACCGGTGGTGGATTTAATTCAGCTGATTATGACTACAAATTGTTTACCGTTAATGGTCTTGATGAAAATTATGGTGGAATAGGAACTATCGGATATAGACTTGATAATACACTTTTGGAAGGTAGAGTTCCCGGAAACTTTAATTCAACATTATCAATAGGAAGAGTAATACCAGAAAAATATTTCCCTAAGTTTAACGTAGTTTTAAGATCAAACGACTATCTTGAAGGTGAGACAGTTAAGACTCCAGATGGTGAAAATGTAGGTACTGTTGAATCATGGGATCCTAGAGTAGGTATTCTTAATATATCTACCGGAGATGATTTCCCAGTAGGAGAGAAAATAATTGGACAATCATCTAATACTCAGGGTAAAGCAGTAAAAGTGTTATCATTCCCAACTACTTTAGAAACTGGGCCATTCTCTAAAGTGGAAAATGGATGGGAAACATCTTCAGGGTTCATCAATGATACACTACAAAGAGTTCAAGATAGTTTCTATTATCAAAACTTCTCTTAC